CGGCAGCGCAGATGCAGCTTCGGCGATGCGCGCTTCGGCCTTGGCCAACAGCGTGTCGTTTTCAGCTCGCTCAGCCATTAACACCGAGAACTTCGCCGCGGTCGTGTCTTCCAGGCTCACGGCAAGCTCGGCGATCTTTTGCTTGAGCGCATTGCCGAGCTTTGCGTGCTCGGCCTGAGAGCTGGTCAGTAAATACGCTTGCAGCTCTTCGCGCAGCAGTGGCTCGATCTCGTTAAGGTTGCGCTCGATCTCGACCGAGAGATGCGTGCGCAGTTCTGGCAGCGACTCGACGAGCTTCTTGAGCTCGACGCGCTGAATGATTGCCAGCTCGATGAGGTTGTCGATTTGAGTCTGAGTGTGGATCATGTTATTTCTTTTTAGCTTTAACCGTCTTGCTTAACTCGATGATAGATTTTTCTCCAACGATGCTTTGCTTGATCTCATCGACACGGCCGTTCTGTTTCGCGCGGAAATTCTGCACGGCGTCGAGCCACTCTTCGGGCTCCGGTGGTTGTAACGCTGCAAAGGTCTGACGCACTTCGGCCGATGCTGCTTTGAGTTCCTTCGTGTCGGCCTGCTTATTCAGCCTCTCGACGATGGCCGTTGACCAGGAGTAGCCGGCGTCTCCCCCCCACCCGTTCCACGCCTGGTAGCCCTTACCTTGTTCGTCCCAGGTCTCGCCCTGCTTGTCGGCTTCATGCCGATCGAAAAATGCTTTCATGCGGCGCACGGTGTCCTCGGACATCGGCCGCTTGTTCATGATATCCCGTGCCCTGGCAATGCCGACGCTCGTCATGCCGCGCTGCGACATCGGCTTTTTCTCGCGGATCTCGAGCGCGCGCCGAGCGTTTTCCGCCATCGCGTTCGTCGGAATGTAAGAGTCGGTCGCGAAGTTGATCGTGACCAGGTTCGCATCGTTTTCGATCTGCTGGACTGGCTCGATTGCGGCCGGCGCCGCTGCAACGCTGGCGGCCTGTGCCTCGGCTGCGCTCGCCCCGACTGCGTCGCCGGCTGCGGCTGCGGCCGCTGGCGTGCTTGGCAGAGAGGTCGTGGTGAGTCGGATCGCCGTCTCCGGCACACCGTATTTGACCGCGAGTTCCTTCACAAAGCCGGCCTCGATTGCGATCTGCTCGAGCCTGGAGAACGCGTCGGTGCCTTCCTCGGCTGCGATCTCCTGGAGTGATTTGGCACCCTGGCGGTTTTCGTTCATGTTCGCCGCGGATTCACGGCCGACGTCGATCGAGAGCTTGGCCGGGAAGCGCCACTCGCCCTTAGTCGCCCGGCGCAAAGCCTGCACCATGGTCTCGCCGGCGAGCAGCGTCGGCGGCGCAATCTCGCCGCGGGCGATAGCATCGAGGATCACGGCGTCCTTGATCGGATCCAGGACCTTGTCGGTGAGCACGCCTTGCTGCTTCGTGAAGACACGATCGGCTGCTGCAAACTCCGCCCGAACGCTCGGTCCGCGAAAGTCACTTGTTCCAAATAAAACTCCCTCGGGGATCCCAACCGAAAGACTTATCTCGTGCATTAAATGCTGGACGAAACCGGTAAACGCCTGCGATGGACGCGACGGCATGACCTCGACGCGGTCGGAGTTCTGGAAGTAGCGAATCATGCCGACCTCGGTGAGCTCGTTTTTCTGCTGCTGCCCGTTCGGCAGAGTCATCGTCGGATTCGGCTGGAAAAGATTGCGCGGGTTCGCGGTGCCGCGGTCGTTGAAGATCAACGCCGCCTGTTGCGACGAGAAACGCACGCCGGCCTTTTCAGCCTGTAAGATCTCGTGCAGCATCCGAGCGGTCTGGATTCCGCTAGCCAGATCTGAGACGCCACGATATTGGTCGCTGCGATTTGGATCGAAGTAATGCGCGAACTGATTCGCTGGGATGTCCTCAGCGCCGAAGTAAACGCCGTTGCGATCTACGCGGTAGATCCGATATGCGACCGGCTGGCCAAAGTCGTTCGTGATGATACCCTGATAATAATTGTTAGACGCGACCGCGGTGTCGTTCGGGTTGCCGATGCGCGTGGCCGGCACGAGTTGGAGTTTGAGACCTTCGCCACTGCGCCGAATCACGAAGCCACAATCGCCGTCAATCGGCCGTTCCTCGGCTGCGAGTTGCACCAGTTTCTTGAAGCTGTGACGGTTGGTTACGTCGCAGTTTTTGCACCACGCATGAAAGTAATCGTCGATGACGCGGTTGTAATCGCGGTCGCCGGTCGTCGGTGAGTATTCGTGCGGCGTGAGGTAGAGTCCAAATTTTCGCGACACTTCACGAATCTCGGGTGCGTTGTCCACGAGGTCGCGAGCTTCATACATGAGCACGACGCGGTCCCGCTGATTCTGCGAGCTCTCGGCCGGCTGAGCGTACTGCTTCGGCGAATACAGTCGATTGGTGCGCGCCGCGTTGTATTCGAACAGCGACTTCTGGACGCGAGCCTCGAGACGCTTGAGCGCCCACGTCGGCGCGATGTTTTCGAGCGCGCGATCAAGCCAAGGTTTTTGCGCGACCAATTTTGACGCGTCGAAGAAGTCGTTGCTCATGGTTTTTAGTTGCCGTTGAAGCTGATGAAGGTCGTATCCGTTGACGTTCCGGCCGCGTCGGTCAATGCGTCTTGCAAATTGCCGAGCATGTTGTTGAGCGCGTTCAAGTCCGCCCGGCTCACGCTTTTCCCGTTGAGCGAGTAACTCTGGTTAAGCAACACCGCCTGTATCGCATCGAGCGTCTTGGTTTTCAGCGCCGTCAGCGTCGCGGTGTCCAGTCCGAGAAATGGGTTGTCGAGCATACCTGTGCTCGAAACGTCAAACCGGCCCTTCTATTGGCTCGGCGCAGGCAGAACAGCTAGAAGCGTTTGGTGATCTTTTCCGTCGATGTGCCATCTCCATCCGTGTATTGTTTCGCACGCACGCTTTCTCCTCGGCGACAAAGCGCCAAGCAATCTTACCATACGCGGCACTGGCCTCCCCTTTGTCGGCCTCAAACACTCTAGTTGATGCGGCGTAAACAAGTGCTTATTCGTTTCAATAAAGGCGATAAGGTTTCGGAACTTGAACACTTGGCCGCATGGAGATATTAAACTCCAAAACATAGCATTTTCGTGAAATTCCTTTTTTTCTCTCGCGGTTTTCCAAGCCTTCTCGCGCACCTCTGAGCTGTGTAAAATTTTTCTTTGTTTAATATTAAAGACCTCTTTAACCGAGAGGATACCTTTTTTCCTTCGATACCTTTTTTCATTAGCTCTGTATTTTTCCGGATTCTCTAATCTTAATTGCTTAATTCGTTTATTTCGCCTAGCGCGATTTTCTGGAATTGAATACCATTTCGCATTGCGTTGTGATGAGGTCATAAATAGAATTGATTTTGCCCTATTCCTTCGGCGCCGCGTAGCGGATCACGTTCGCGATCGTCGCCATGCAGAGCATCATCGCCGAGGTGTCGAGTCCGTGGTTCGGCGCGTTGCTTTTTACCTCACGCCATTCCCAGACGCCGGTTCGGATCTCGACCTTTGACTCACCCTTGAGGTGCTCGAGGTAGAGCGGGTTGACGTCGGCGGGCATCAGCCATTTGAGATCGCCCTTGGCCTCGAGCGCGTTCGCCAGGAGGTCCTTGAAATAGTCGCCGCTCCAGTCGTAGTAATACACGTCGCCGCCGCGGTAGTCGCTCACCCGGGGCTCCGAGAACGGGAAGTTGACCAGCGCATCGGTGTGCTCGTCGCGCATCGTCCAGGTCTTGCGAGCGTGCCCGCGCATCCCGCGCCATCCGAAGTCCGCGCAGTCTCGGTCCACGTCGGCCGGCCGATAGCCTCGATCCTGCGCCACGCAGCCATCCTGGACCTTGTAGCGATATTGCATTTGCCGCAGTTGGTCCCGCGTCTCGATGCGCCCGAAGTAAAGCTGTTTGTAGGTTGGACCGGTCAACGAACTAAAGGCGCCGATCTCGACCCACCAGTGATCTTGCTGTCGATCGATGGCCATGAAGCGAATGACCTCGCCCTCGATTCCTTCGCCATTGCTGAACTGGGCGACAGTATAGTCGGACGCCTGGACAAATAGGTTCACCACTTTTTTCTCAACGATCCACGGCCTTGCCTCGCGCTTCGTCTTGAATTCAATCTTCATCATGTCGTCGCCCTGGCGCACGTGATGGTTGTCCGCCTGGCAGAATTCTTCGACCAGTAGCCGCATCGGCCGGCTGACCAAAGACTCGACGCGAAAGCTCTGGATCTCGGCCGGCGCCGACGGGTTCAGCGGCACGAATCGCCCGGCGCGCTTCCATCCGGTCCGCGTCGTGTCCGTGTCCGGCGACTCGTGGCCGCAATGCGGGCAGCGGAAACGGCAGGACTCGACCGCTCGCGCCACGTCCCAGGTCTCATCGTCGCGCTTTGCCGCCGCATCCCAGACCACGCCGCCGCGGAGTCCGGTGTCTTCGTTTTTGTCCAAGGCGAACGCGACCGGGTGCACCTTGTGACACGCCGGGCACTCGGTGCTCCACTCCTGTTGCGTGCCCTGGCGAAAGCTCGTGTCCTCCACGTTGCCGGTCTCGAGGTCCATGATCGGCGCCTGGCTCGTGTTGTAAATCTTCGAGCGACCGACTTCCTCGAAGCGACTGACGCGAGCGACGGCGTGCCCGTAAACCTCCTGCCATTTCGGCAGCCAGATCTCGTCGTTGATCTTGTAGCGGATCGACTGCGACTGCTGGCTCGAAAGGTTCGCCGGGTTGAGCAGAAAAAAGAAGCCGCCGAAGTAGATCTCGGTAGTCGTCCGGTGCGGGCCCGGTCTCGGCAGCATTGCCGCAACTGGCTTGCAGCTTTCAAAGATCGGGTTGAGCCGGCTCTTGGCGTGCCGGTCAATCATCTCATCGGTCTGCATCGTCCAGGAGATTGGTCCGGCGTCGTTGCAAATAAGCCAAGGAACCCACACGTCAGCGACGAGCGTGCCGCCGATCTGGACGGCCTTGCGGAAGTGAACGCGGCGCACGAGCGGATTCTGAAGCGCGTCGAAGATTGGAATCAGCCACGGCGAGATCTTGACGTTGAACGGTCCGGGCGTGGCGTAGCTCTCGGGCAAAATGATATGTTTGCGCGCCCACTCGTAGATCGGCGAGCGGTCGGGCTGCGGAAGTCGCAGGGTGGTGAGGAGTGTGTCGGAGGCGGTCACGCGATAAGGTGCAGCACCCACGTCGAAAACGCTTCGCTCTGACTGATTCCGCGCCCCTTGCACCAAGCGCGAAACCGCGCCGCGACTTGCGGACGAAGGCGCACCGTCACGCCTACGGCACGTTGATCGAGCGCGAGCGGCTTGCGGCCCGCGCCCTTGCGTTTGCCGCCGGCGGTCATACCGTTACCCATCCTTCCAAGTCTTCGCGCTGAAGAAAAGAACTGGTCCAGCCAGCTCCTACCCAAAAAGAAATCGTGCGATAGTTGCAGCGATCTTGACCTTTCCATTGAGAAGAAATGCGTGGTGCTTTTGAGTTCATGCGCTAACTCTATTCCCTGTTTGATTGATTGCAAGCACTATTTCAAACAATCGCTTCACTCCCTCGACCGGTCCAGCGCCTCAGCTTCGAAGGTCGCGATGTTCGCGTTCACGACCTCGCGGATCTCCGCCAGGATCGCGGCGCCTTCGACGTTCAGTTCCGCCGCGTTCATGCCGACGCCGCGCGGTCCGAGCTCGATCGTAAGCTTGAGTCGGAGCAGTAGGTCCAGCTTTTGGCCGAGCGTGACCAGCATCGCCTCGACTACCTCGCGGTCGATGACGTCGCCGGCCTCGCGCTCGTTCTTCGACCTGGCGAGTCGGATCTGCTCGCGCATGAGTTCGGCTTTGAGGTCGGCGAGTCCGCCCCCGCTGCCGCCTACGCGTCCGAGTCCGTGCGAGTCCGCCCAGGCTTTGATCTCGTCAACGGTTCCGTCATGCGGAAAGCCGTCGCGTTTCCGCCAGTTCGTAATCGTTCGAACGTCAACGCCCATGCGCTCGGCTAGTTGCGTGAATTTTGGTTTGGGCGTCATAGGTCAAAGCTGGAACTTGTTGAAAAAAACCAAATGGGTTTTTCTTCGTTAGGTCGCTTAACC